CGTCCTGAGAAAAACGTTTTTGACCAGTTATATTATTAGGTAAAGTTCTCTGTTTATCTAAGTCATCAAATTCTTTGAGACTATCTGGAAAACCAAGACCACGAATCCAATTTTGAATTTGCATATAGTTGGTCATGTCCTCATCAATCAAGAATCTAATGTTCAAATCACCAAATTCAATTTGATCTCCAGGTACTGGAATAGTTTTTAGATAACTTCTTTGCTCAGCAACACCTAAAGTCAATTCAGGAATATTTGCTTGATTGCAAAAATATGATACCTTCTTAATTCTGTCGATTGTAAATACAAACCCAACAGGTGCAAGAAAGTTCCTGTTCTCAATTGGTGTAGACATCGTTTTTTAGATATTTATAGACATAAAAAAAGGAGACCCGAAGGTCTCCTGTAAAATATGTGGACAAGACTCACATGAGGTTCTTGACTGCAACACGTCTGTAGTAGCGGTTGCTGTTGACGCGAAGGCGACCAGCACCCACGTCAAGACCTTCAGCGAAGGGGTTAGCGACCAGACCATATCTGGTCTTGAAGCCAATCTTGGGCTGGAAGGAGTTCTCACCAACGGCACGAACCATCTGGAGGGGAACGTAAGGGCAATAGAACAGACCAGCGTCATAAGGAGAAGAACCCTTATAACCAACAACGTAGTACTGGTTACCACCAGCAGAGTTGTTTGAGGTCAGGTTTGCTGAATAAGGATCGATGTAGACGCGATACTTACCTTGCAGAACACCAGCGAAGGTGTTACCAGTGTCATCAACGTTCAGGTTAGCGTTCAGAGCAGGGGTGTAATCGAGTACACCAGCCATGGTCAGTGCGGATGCTACGTCAGCAGAGCACATGATCATGTTGCCCTTTCCTCTACGAGTGCGCTGTGCAATTGCGTTAGCGTCACGCTCGATTTGGAACAGGAGACCCTTGAACTTCTCAACGGACCAACGACCATTGGAGTCGATGTCCAGGTCGAACTGACCAGCAGTTGCGGTGTTAGAAACAGCACCTTGCTCAGCAACCTTATAGATGGTTCTGATGACTTCTCTGTTGATCTCAGCAAGGATCTCAGTAGAGAGGATGTTAGCAAGTTCTGCTTCAGCATTCAGACCGTGGATTGCCTTGAGGTCTTGTGCCAGTTCCAAGGAGTACTCAGCTTTGAGTGCTCTGGACTTCGCAGTAACGGTAACCTTCTCAATGCTGAATGCCATCTGGTTGAAGGCATTGTTGCCGCCATCCAGATCTTCAGCGGTTTGAGTGGTCATGCCGCCACCAACGTTATACGCTGTGGAGGTAGCAGAACCAACAGGGTTCAGAACTGCGGGATTAGAACCAGCCTGTGCAGTTGTACCCAGACCAGCATTAGCGTCAGCGAAACCACCGGTCTCATCGAAACCAGCGTCCTGACCAGAGAATGCGGTATCAACTTCGTCGAAGAAGGTCTCAGAACCGTTCTGGTTGGTATACTTAGAACGCATCGCGAAGATGAGTCCAGTAGGACCAGACATAGGCTGAACACCTGCCAGGTCATATGCGACCAGGTTAGGCATAGAGCGTCTGATCAGGGAGATCAGAACGGGGTCGAAACCTGCAACAGGAGAAGCAGCACTACCGCTGAAACCAGCATTACCGGTTGCGGAAGGATCAGTGTTGACGTTAGGTGCCTCAGTCAGCATTCCGCCATGCTCGAATGCGGATTGCTCTCTCAGGAATTTTTCTTGGTTTTCAAGCAGGACAGCAGTAACAGCTCTTCTATGAGGATCAGAGATCTTATCACAACCTTCATGGTTGAGAAGAGGTGCCCACTTTTCCTGCAGATGCTCGGATTGGAACATTTGCTTTTACCTTTTGGTTAGTGGAAGTTTACGTTTGAATTGATAATAAATTCAGGATTTGCTCAGACCAAAGTTACCCATGGTTCTAAGGTATGCAGCCATTGAATCTGTGTACTGAACACCAGATACATCAGTGCCCTCAGATAGGGTTTCAGTTTTAGTCTGTGTTGGAGTCTGCTTGGAAGCGAAATACGATTCCTTCAGGGTTTCCAGTTTTTCACGATAAGTTTCTTCACTTTCAAACTCAACACTTTCCGCTAGGGAAGCAAGTTTTTCCTTTTGTGTGGACGCGAGTCCATCGGAAACTTGATCGAGAATACCATCTGCAACTGCCTCGGAGAGACGGTTATTCAGACCGATGTTCTTCTCAATTTGCTCGTTAAGCTTGGTCTCCATTTCATCAAGTTTTTCTACCATGCTCTCAACTACATCATATTTTTCTTCAGGGATTGATACATAATGTTCTTCAAAAAGATTTTTCATTCCAGAAAGGAATGATTCAGTCATTTCGGTTTTGATACCGTTTTCAATTGTGAGTGCGTTTTCTTCAAACCACTCATCAGCGACATACTCAAGGTAAGAATCAACACGCTCAGCAAGTGCTTCCTTCTCTTCATTAAGAGCAGCAGCAAACTTCTCTTCGTATTGCTCTTCCAGAGTTGCTTTAATTTCGCTAAGTTTAGCGTTGATAGCAGCTTCAAAGATAGTCTTTGCTTTTTCTTTGAACTCCTCAGAAAGTTCTTCGCCACCAAGAAGTGCGTTTACATCTTCTTCGAGGTCATACTCAGCAACTTCTTCTTCGGATTCAGAAACTACCTCTTCGGTGGTCTCTTCCTCTTCTTCAAGAAATTCTTCTGTGTCGAACTCTTCTTCTTCTTTTTTCATGGATTTCATGGAATCTGCGGACTTTGCACCTTTGGTGACTACGTCTTTGACCTGCTTGAGAGTTCCGCCTGGAGTATTCAGCTTTGCTGAATCATCATCAGGTTTGTAGTTCTCGGGGGTAGGACCACCAAGATCTTCGACCGAACCCAGTTGGGTTCCTGGATCAGACATTTTAGGCATTGCTTCAGCAGCCTTCGCACCACTGTTAACAGCAGTACGGGATTGTTGTGTCTTTACTTCCATTTCTTGTAATGATTTTCCACGGGACATTTGAACTCTCCGATTACCTTTCGATTTTAATCTATATTTATTTATAAAGTTACAAATTAGAAAGGAACTGATCGAATAAGAATAACTTATTCTCCTCTAATTGTTTTGTGTTTGCCAGAGTATTGATTTGAGCATACGTCTTCTCCGCAAGTTTTTCGCGAAGAATACCACCATCCCATACCCAATCCTTTCCTTCCATAATACCTTCAACGAAAGCATCAGGGGCAGATGGATCAGCAACAATATCTGCAGCAGTGGCGAGCATAAAGTCTTCGCCAACAACGTTTACACCTTCGCGGGTTTGCTTCAGTGAACCAATACCGCGAGAAGAAACGCCAAGTTTTACACCTTCATCAATCAGTGAAGCAGCAATCTTACCCATAGGGGTGCTGAGAATTTTTGCTTTACCGATGAAGTTTGAACCACTCTCTTTTAGAGAAACGATCTTGTGAGAAACACGGTCAAGATTTACAGTAGGACCATCAGGATGACCCAATTCACCAAGTGCTCTACCAGAAACAATGTTGCTTTCGTTATAACGAGCAACCTCTCTTCTCAGAGTTTCCATAGGATACATACGACCGTTACGGTTCTGAATGTTACCCTGAAGGAAAACACCTTCGATATACAGACTCTTTTTACCGTTGCGTTGTTCAACGATAAATTCTACCTGTTCGATTTCTTCTGTGATAAGTTTCATTTTTTTAATTGGTGAATCCTACTTTTGCTCCTCTCAATGTACCAGTCGCATATAAAAATTCACCTGGTTTCTTTTGAACATATTCAACAGTTCCATCAGGAATTGTGATGAATGATGTTGTTGCAGCACCAACAATTGTTGTGAGTCCCACAGTTCCAGAAGAACCAGAAACATTAACGACTCTAACTACTGTTGCAGAACCAAAAGAATTTGCAGAACCAGCAAGAGTTGGAATTGCAATTTCATTTTCTATAATTAATGCTCTGGACATTGTATTAATACTGATATATTTTATTTATAATTATTCTATATCTTCTTCTGCTTCGGAATCTTCCACTTCGATTTCATCTTCACCAAAAATGCCGTTGGCAAGAACAGGACGGGCAGAATCAATTCTTGCTGCACTTTTTGCGAAGAGTAAATCCTTAATTGTATCACTGATCTGAGACGGAGATTCGTCAGCAATAATCATATCTAAAAGATCATCCATTGAAAAAATATTAGTAATTAACTACAGGTATTTATATCTCACCACCCTTAGGAATTTGAGGTGCTTCAGTTGCACCTTCATCTGGTGATGGTTCAACTTGAGGTTTACCTAAATTTGCTGGTGCCGTTGGATCAGGAGATCCTCCTCCTCCTGCTGCTGCATCAAATGGTAATCCTGTTGCTGGATCAATTGTTGAAGGATCTGGATAAAGACCAGCCTCAATTTCTTTCTTCATCAACTCATCTTGCTCAATAATATCCATATCAGTTTGACGAAGAACCTGACGACGAATGAAATCTTGTGAGTAGTACTTACCAATATATGGTTCTGCAGATTGAAGAAGAGTCATTCTCTCATTCATCAGTTCAGCATCTTTTAGTTCAGAGAAGTGGTTATCATACAAGAAGTCATATTGAATATACTCACTCATATTCTGCCAATCTTCTGGAGTAATAATATTCTTCAGAAGTAACTGAGTTTTCAGCATATCATTGAACATATTTGAGAATCTCTTTCTCAAACGCCCAACAAACTTAGTGAACTTCAGTTCATCTCTTAGGATTTCAGAAGATCTCCCCAGGTTAAACCCACCTTCTCCATCCATTCTTGAGGGTGGAACATTGAGTGCTCTGTATAGTTTCTTCTTAAAGTATTCAATATCAGTGATTTCTCCAAGATTTTGGCCTCCTGGCAGAGTTGAGATTTCTGTTCCCCTTCCGCCTTCTCTGCGAGGCAACCAAAAATCTTCAAGCATTGACATGTATTTTTTGTCATCTCTGATCTCTCCGGTCTGTGCATCATATACAAGTTTGTTTCTATAACGTTGCATAACGTCACGCAGATATTGCTCTGCCTTTACCTTAGGAAGATTACCAACGTCAATATAGAAAATTCTACGTTCTGGTGCTCTTGAAAGTCTGTAAATTACCAGAGCATCTTCAATCATTCGGAGTTGATTGAGTGCTTTGATTGCCTTGTGAAGATAAGAAAGTGTGATGCCTTTGTTTCTGTCTACAAGACCAGAAGTACAATAGGCAACAGAATCCTTGGTCATTTTGATTCCTTTATCACCCTGTTGGTTTGTTAAAGGATTGCTAGATGGATATGAACCTTTTGGATTGTAAATAAAGAATTCATCAATATCAGGAAAATCGTAAGTAGAAGCATCTTGCTCTTCTCTAAAACTTCTAACTGAAGAACCATCTTCACCAGGTTTCTTCTTTTGCTTTCTTACATATCGCATCTTCATTGCGTCAATCCAACGCAACTCTTGAATACCCTCTTCAGGTTTCTTTAAGTCGATGATTTTATGATAATAAAGGCGACCATCAATGTACCAATTTCTATAGATTTCGTGTGCCTTATTATTAAAATCTAAAAGATCGAGAATATACTTGAATTCTTTACGAATTTTTGTCTTTATACCATCACTGGCATTGAGTTTTGAAAGTTCAATATCAACTGGACTTTCATTTGTATCTGATACTATTGCTTCGTTTACAATATCTTCAATCGCAGTGTCAACTTCGGGGTGAAGTGACATCTCTCTATACCTACGAATTAGATCGTATTCTGTTCTGTAAATGCCTTCAATATCAAGGTAGGAACCGAAAAAACCACAACTACTTGAATAATAATCAACCCCGTCCCCATTATTAGGGGGGACAGGGGATACTGTAGTTGGTGTTTGTTTTTCGGCATCCTCAATTGAGAATCCAAATAATCTTGACGCCATGATTTATTTTCTAGGGTATACTCCTGTATACCCTATTTAGTTATTAATTATTGACCGCCTGCGTCATTCAAACTACCGCCATCACCGTTCTCAAGTGCCTGAGTAGTAGGACCAGAAGAACTTGCCAGGATGTTGTTGACCTGGAATTCTACTGTAAACTCCTCAATCTGATCGCCATTCTCATAAGAGAGATCGATCTGAGAAACGTTGGTGGGGAAGATATCAATGAATTGATATTGTGCGATGATGACGTTCTCTTCACCTTCGTTGTTGATGGAAGCCATCGTGCTGCCTCTACCCAAATGATAGACAGTAGCGTTAGACATATACGCTGCTGGTTGTGTAGCACCGATGTTGTTGTCAAGACGTGCCATCAGTTCAACCCACTGCTCAAATGCACGGCGGATTGCTTGGTTCTCATCATTGATAACAGTGATGGTCCAAGGATCGATGGTTCTATCACCAGCAACCTTGAAGATACGTCCTCTGAAAGGAACATCAACTGACGCGATGTTTGAAGCAGGGATTGCTGCTGCCTTACACATAAACTGGAAGGTTTCAGCATCCCAACCAATACCGCCAGGGAAGGCGGTAAGTTCTACTTCAAACAAGTTGGGGCGAGCACCGCCACCAATCAGTCTAGACTTGAACTGTGAAAGATTTTTGTTTGCTCTTGTTGCCATTGTTTTTTCCTCTTATGGTAGATAGTTAGTATTTTTTAGATCAAACTCTACCTGCGACTTCTTCAAAGCTAACGCCTGTGCGTGTAGCAACGAAGGTCAGGGTGATGTAGTTGATAGACTTGGTTGGTTTCAAGAAGATATCTGCTCTGAACTCATTGTTATCAATGACATCAGGAGTGTTGTTCGTCTCATCACAAACAACCAAGAAACCATAAACACCGCCCTTTGCTTGAACGTCACGGAGATAAGGTTCAACAATATTTCTAAAGTTGGATCTTGTCAGTTCATCGTTCAATTCAAAGAGTTGAGCTTGTGCTGCTTTTTCAAGTGCTTGCTCAACAGTGAGGAACAATCTTCTAACGTTGATTCTATCGAAAGCAGATGCATAAGACAATGCAGTCTTATCACCGAAGAGGAATGTACCTTGACCAGCCTTGGTGATGAAAGAGTTGATTCTGTTAGGATACAGTTTATCTCTTTGTGCCTTGGTTGGATTATATGCCAGTTTGACAGCGTTTCTCAAAACACCTCTTCTTTGTCCTGCGGGAGAATACCATGGATAGGAAACAATCGCAGTACGAGTCAGCATACCAGCAACGTCTGCGTTACATGGAATGTAACGGAATTCATTATTGAATCTATCGTAGGTATACTTATAACCACTGTCGAATACAGCGTATGAAGAAGATGTCAGAGGTGTGTAGTACTCAATCAGATTGTCTGTTTGAGTTGAAGTGTTGGTTACGTTAACCAAGTCTGCTCTATGAGGTCCGATCAATGCCATGCAATCCTGTCTTTGCTCTGCGAGAGCAATCAGATAGTTTGCTTTTGCTTGAGATTCAGACTTATTACCAAGACCAGGACCCATGATCAGATAATCAACTTCAACTTCATCCTTGTTCTCAAAGAGTTGGTAAGAAGTTTTTAGAGCACCTAATGTTGCCCCAAAACCACCAGAGTTGGAGTAATCTCCGCCACCAGTCAGAGAATAAGTTATATTGCCTATTGCACTAAAGGTGACGCCTTGTGCATTTTGACCCCAAAGACCATCTCCAGTAGTAATTGGAGTATATCCAGAGGAGAAACCAGTCGAACGTGGTACAGTGCTCCAGTTCAAATCTTGTGCTTGGGAAGGATTATACCCAGCATAAACATTCTTAGAGAATTCTGCAATATACTCTTTATAGTAAATTCTCTGTGGGGAATTTACAGTTGAAACTGCATCAAGTGACTTAGAAAGATTGATGTGCTTCTCAAGAACGTTGCCCTGAATACCTGTTACATCACCATCATCATCCACAACAACAACGTGAAGTGCATCACCTTCACCTGCTCTCTGTGTAGAGTAGAGGTTAGAGGTTGGTCTAGGTGCAAGAGACTTCCAGTAGACGGTTGAATTATTCAGACCTAAAGTCTGCTGGTCATACCAGTCAACTACGCTACTTGGGGTGATCGCTGCTGTTGCAGAACCGCCGGTATTGATACCTGCGTTGTTGACGAATACCAGACTATCAGCAGTATCGAAAGAAGCAAATGCTGTGCCTTCTTGATAGTTGATCTTAGTTTCTGTTGAACCGCTACCAACTGTTTCTACGCGAGAAACAACTTTAACGTCAATCGTAGATTGTCCAGCGGTAGAAGTGCTAACACCAGTAATGATACCCTTGAGATATCCAGTGAAAGATGCTGTTGTACCAGAACCAGGAATGACAACTCCACTCAGTGAAGCAGTTACGCCGTAACCAATTTGAGCACCTGAATCAGAAAGGTTAGTTGTGTTGATACCGATTGTTTGGTCTGCCAAATCATCGATAACGCAAACCTTCAGACCGTTAGCCCAAGAACCAGGGTTCTTGGCAGCCCATGTGAAATCTGTAGCACTCTCATGATTGTTCTGATAGTCATCATAGTTCAGAACTTGAAGTGCGTTTGTTGATGCAATACCTACGCCTGCGTTAGCATTGTTCAGAGTAGTGCCGCCTGTTCTTACAACCTTCAATACGCCACCGTATGAAAGGTAAGAAGAAGCAGACATCCAGTATTCATACTGTGCATCGGTGCTCTTAGGCTTACCGAATGTATCGATGAATTCTACTTCACTGTTTACTTGAACAACCTCATCCACAGGACCGATTGCGAAGGGACCCGCAATTGCTCCAATATTATCTAAAACATTATCAGCTCTTCCAACAGTTAGATCAACTTCTCTGATTAATACACCAGGAGATAATTGAGGAGTCGCCATGTTTTTCTCCGTAAATCTCAGTTTAACTAAAAATATTTATTCAAACCTATATTTTCAGTGGGGAAACATGACGTGACTACCAGTCTGGGTAACTCCAGTCTACAAACGGGTCAGTCTTTCTCTTATTTTCCTTGACTCTATTTATTGTACACTCCTTACACTCATATGAATATGATGATGCTACTGGTCCTCTATTTTTTCTAGTTCTATAAAACCCTTCTACTAGATTTTTTATCTCCCCACAGGTTCTACACTTCCTATCAGCAAATAATAGGTGACCTAGTTTTAGTTGACCATCGAAGTCCATCAGTACCGCCACATATAATCCATACCGCCTGCTGTCTCCCCATATTCAGATCCATTGAACCATCTATCTCCATCATCATCTACAAAACTATTATCTCCTAAACCATCATCCATAAACCCAAAAGGTGCCATATCCTGTTCGATTTGATTCTTCTGCTCTTCATATAATCTCTTACGAACATCCTGGTCAGTCAGTTCTTTGAAGTAATCCTGTGCTACCAACCAAGCATAGATTACAAGACACATTGCAAGGTCATCATTACATCCTTCTTCCGCCTCAAATGAGTTATGCTTTGAAATAAAAGTGGTCAATTCAGATATGATTTCATAATCATTGAAAAGTAACTTGTTCTCCTCAATCATGGTCTTTAGGTTGAGTGAACCGACCTTCTTCACAGTCTTGGACATCTTAACACCCAACTGCGTCTTTTTACCAGAGAAACCTTGCCCTACAATTTGTCCTGCTCTACCTCTCATAGAGCACATCAGTAAGTTCTGATATTCAAGGTCATATTGTAGAATAGATGCCACCTGGTCACCGATATCATTTACTTCGCATAATATAAATGCTTCATTATAACTTTTACATACTTCCCAAATTAGATTTGGGAATAGCATTGGTTTGATTGAATTATTTCTATACTTAGCAACCACCCTATGCGGAAACTGTGTAATATCTACAACTACAAAGGCAGAATAATCTTCTCCAACACCTCTTGCTACGTCAACAGTACAGACATAATCATGGGCAGGTTGAGATTCCTCATATACATCTAAACCTGCATTTTGCTTAATGGGAGAATCGTACACTAACGTTCTAAGTTTTGATGGTGCAATCAGAGTATCGACAGAACCAAGAAATTCACACTCGAACTCAATCTTGAATTGCTGTTCTGATGTGTTAGCAATTGTTTGTTCTCTCCACTTGGAGTCTCTGCCTGGAACTTCAGACCAATGAACATCTGTAGGAACATATTCATTTTTACCCTTCTCAGCATCATGCCACATTCGATAGAAGTGGTTCATGCCGTGAGGCGTTGAAACTATAATTACTTTCGTGCTTTTACCGGAAGTAATAGTAGGATAAACAGAGGCAAAGAAGGCATCTGCGATATGGTTCGGAACGAATGCAAATTCGTCGAGGAAGAGGATATTGAATGACATGCCTCGGACAGCACTTGCAGATGTAGAAGCAGCCAGAATCTTTGATCCATTCTCCAGTTCGATATTACCTTTGTTCCATACTATAACACCTTGTTGCATCCATTTAGGTAAGTTTTCATACGCAGTAGCTAAACGTGCTAACAGTTCTCTTGCTGTTGATGCTTTGTTCGCTAGGATACCGATGTTTACACTGTCATTAAAGACAGCATAGTGAAGTAAATATGATACACACGTTGTAGACTTACCAGTCTGTCGCGGCATCTTGCAGATGTTAAATCTGTGGTTATGAAAATTATTGATTAACTTCTCTTGAAAGTCATAAGTTCTAAAGGGTTGAAGACCATGGTCAAGAGTCACAATCTTCACATAGTTATGAGCAAAATATACTGGGTCGTCTTTACACCTCAGATATTCCTCAACTTGCTCTTGGGTAAATTGGATTTGGGTATTCGCCTTCTTTAGAAGGGGATTGCCTAGATATACATCACTACTCATAAAAATTACCTAGTTTCTCTCCACTGAAATGCATTGTAAATATCTGTTTCACTATTATCAGATAAATTTTCTACAATAATAGCAAAAATATTACTATCATTAGAATCAATGTTTTGTGCAATATAAGATCTTCTTGCAGTAGTTGGATTAAATGCAACCGTAGATGATGCTTGCTTTCCTGATGGATTGTTTGCAGCAAGTAATGTTGTGTTCTTCAAGTCACCACCAGTTGTTGTAAAACTTGTTCCAATACCAACATTATATTCAACTGCAGAATCATCATTAGCACTTACCCAAGTTCCACCTGTAATATTACTAT